ATGGGCGCGTCAGCAGGCAATCCTCATCCCTACTATCTCAAGAGCGCGTGACCTCATCGTTTCGCTTGTCTCCTCATTGCCTTTCCAGCAGTACGCGTACCAATGGACTGGTGACGAATACGAAGAAATACATTTGCCCGGTGAAAGTTGGATGTCACGGCCCGACCCGAATGTGACACGACAGTTCATCCTTGCTTGGACTGCTGATGACATCCTCTTTCATGGGCGAGCATTCTGGGCGATTACTTCGCGCAGTCAAGCCACTGGCCTCCCGCTGACCTTCCAATGGCTTCCAGCTGCAGACGTGCAATCTGACGATATGCCCGGTCCGTTGTGGTACGGCAAATCAAACCAACTGACATTCCAAGGTCAACCTTTGATCACGAATGACATCATTCAGTTCTTGTCGCCAGTTCAGGGAATGCTTTCTATGGGTGCCAGAGCGATTGAAATTTCTAATCGTCTTGACACTGCAGCTATGCGCTTTGCATCTAACGAAATCACAGCTGGTTATCTTCAACAGACAAATGGTTCCGAGCCAATGAGTTCAGAGGAACTTGGTGAACTGTGTTCAGCATGGTCACAGGCTCGCCGTAGAAATGCGATTGGGGCCTTAAACAGTTCGGTGACGTGGACGGAATTTTCGAGCGACCCGTCAAAGTTGCAACTTGTCGAAGCGCGCACACATCAGATGACTGAACTTGCCAACCTTTGCAACATCCCTCAGTACCTTGTTGGCGCGCCAGTCACTGGCATGACCTACAGCAATGCTCAATCCGCTCGTCAGGACCTATATCAGTTTGCAGCTAAGCCTGTGATTGACTGTTTGGGTGAGACGCTCAGTGCCTATGCACTACCGCGCGGGCGCGAAGTACGCCTTGACACTTCGGAATACATCTCAGAGGGTGATGACAGTTCAACAATGTCAAGCCCAGACACATCAGAAATGAGCAACTCTTGAAAATAGAACTCCAAGCCGAACTGTTCAGCATCAACGCTGCAGGCCCAGACGGTACGCCACGGCGCGTTGTCGAAGGCGTTGCAATCCCATGGAATGTTGAGGCCGTAGTTTCAGGAGGCCAGCGCGTCAAATTCCTTGCTGGTTCACTTCCAGTTGACGGCCCAAATCCAAAGTTCATTCTTGGACACGACATGACTAAGCCTCTTGGCATGGTCAGTGAACGTGTTTCAACACCAGACGCGATGCTATTTTCGGCATCGCTATATGACACCAATCTCGCAAATGAGACGCTCCTTCAGGCTGGCCCCGGTCAGTTTTATGATTCAGTTTCCGTTGGCGTAGAACCCACCGATTACAGCTTCGAAGGAAGCACAATGATCGTGAAGGCAGGCAACTGGACGGAGCTTTCATTGCTTCCGTTCGGAGCCTTTGAAGGTGCCAAAGTTGCAGTTGCAGCTGAAGCACCTGAAACCCAAGACCCCACCCCAACAGATTCCGAGGAGGAACCAGAAGTGGCAACACAAGAAACCCCAGACACAGTTGAGGCTGCTGTCCCTACCCAACTCATTTACGCAGGACCAAAACGCGAATTCAAGCTTCCGTCAGCTGCTGAATACATCGCTTCATTCGTTCGCGGTGGTCACGACTTTGCTCAGATGAATGACAACATTCGCGCTGCAGCTCCAGACGTGGTTACTTCCGATATTCCCGGCATTGTCCCGACTCCAATCGTGGCTCCCGTATATAACAACTTTCAGGGCCGTCGCCCTCTGATTGATGCAACAGGCGTTCGTGCCATGCCTCAAGCTGGTGCGATTTTTATCCGTCCAGTTGTAACAACACACAACAGCATTGGAACGGCCACGCAGAACACAACCATCACCGCTTCGGCTTTCGTTGTTGATGACGTGCAAATCGTCAAGACAATTCAAGGTGGATACGTTGAACTGTCAGAAGCTTCAATGGACTGGTCTTCGCCAGAAGTTCTTGGCGCTTTGTTGGACGACATGGCTCGCGTTTATGCAGACCGTACGGACCTTCTCGCTTGTTCAGAGCTTGTAACTGGAACAACCAACAGCAACAACTTCACAAACGCGTCAATCACTGACCCTGCTGAATGGGTTCGCTGGATGTACCAAGCAGCTGCAGACATTCTCACTGGCTCAAATGGCAACTTGCCATCAGCCCTAGCTGTGTCACCGAACATCTTCCAGTACCTTGGACAACTCGTTGACGGTTCAGACCGCCCACTGTTCCCACAGGTTGGACCGATGAACGCTTACGGCACCATGACACCCGGTTCAGACTCAGCTGTTGCTTTCGGACTTCGTCTCGTAGTTGACCGCAACCTCGGCGCGACTGACATGGTCATCATGGACCCAACAGGCATTGAGTGCTGGGAACAGCAGAAGGGCGCTATCAGCGTTGAACAGCCTTCACAGCTTTCACGCCAGATTGCATTCCGTGGTTACTTCGCTGCAAAGGTCATCGACCCAAGCAAGAGCATCAAGGCTGCATTCGTCTGATAAAGACGAACTAGTGGATTCACTGCCGTGACTGTTTTATCGATTGCATTTCGCGAACGCCTTGATGGTGTTGTCGTTTTGCAGACCTTCCTCCCAAATGAGATTCTCATGGGGCAGGCGATAACAGTCGCGAATGTGGGTGACGGGATGGATGGCAACTTCACAGTTGTTTCCACCGAGCCTTACGAATTCACAGGTCTAGGCCCAGAGGGTGACTTCGAATTTGACTGGAATGTTTTCCGCGAAAATCAAGTCATCTACTTTGACGCTGGCAGTGACGTTCAACGCGACACCGCACCGAACACAGCGACAATCACATACACCAGTGTTTGCACTTGGACCGACAACAGTTCGGTCCTGTCATTCTTGGGCGTATCACCAGCAACGGCAAATGACACCGCTTTCGTTACTGTATGCACAGATGCAGCCAACGCGCTTGCGTTCCGTAGAAGGCGCGCTGCAGGATATTTTTCTGATGTGCTTGCTACGGCACCAAGTGCTGACGTGAAATTGGGTACGACAATGATGGCAGCTCAGTTGTATCGCTCGCGCGGTTCTGCTGGCGGTGACTCATTCCAGTCCTATGAAACTCTGGCATCAGGAAACAACCCTGTTGCCATGGGTGACATTCTCAGACTCTGGGGTTGTAACCGAGCGCAGGTCGCATAATGGGCCGTACAAACGATGCCCGCCTTCGGCTGGTTTCAACGCTTGAAACTGCTGGCGTTGTTGTTGTCTCAGACTCCCGCAACGCTCGCCCGCTTTCCGTGATCATTGACCCGCCACAAGTGACCCGTTCAACCACCAACCAGTTGTTGCTTTCTTTCCCTGTCAATGTGTTGATGCCCCCACCGGGCAACTTGGACGCGCTCATTGCGCTTCTAGACACAATGGACATGGTGATTGACGCAACATCAGCAACAGACGCAACGCCCACGGTTTATTCTGTGGGCAATCAAGAACTTCCCGCGTACACCATCACGGTGCCGTGGGTCGCATACCCATAAGGAACACATGGCTAGTTACAAAGTCACATCAGAACTTGTTGCAGGCAAATCGCTTGGCGACACAATCACCGATGATGAGCTGCAAGGCTCATCGATTGAGGCCCTCATCAGTGCGGGTCATATCGAATACAAACAAACAACCAAGAAAGCAGAGGCAGAATAGTCATGGCTATTTTCGTAAACAAAGACGTACAAGTAAGCGTCAACTCAATTGACCTGACCGCATACGTCACAAACGTGGATTTTGTACAGGCTGTGGACTCAGTTGAGTCAACTGCCATGTCAACAACATCTGTCAACGGGCATCAGTTCGTGGGTGGTTTGCAGAATAACTCTGTGACCATCTCGTTCAACCAAGACTTTGCAGCTTCAAAAGTTCACGCAACTTTGACAGCCCTTGTTGGTGTCCAGACCACAGTTGTTGTACGTCACGACTCAGCAGTCGTTGGTGCATTAAATCCAAATCTCACGATTACCAATTGCCTAATGTCAGAGTACCGACCAGTGGTTGGTGCCGTGGGCGACCTTGCCACTGTTGGTGCAATCACCTTCACTGGTGGCCTTTACACAGCTCCAATCGTCTAATGTTTGAACTCCACATCGCCACTGTGCTGGTCGATGGGAGCGAACATGAAATCGCCCTATCGGTAGCAAGCCTCATTGAGTTTGAGAAACTGCACACCGTTTCAATCATCAAAGCTGTTGACGAAAACCTTTCCATGGAATACCTAGTAACCCTGAGTTACCTTTCCATGAAACAGCAAGGCCACGTCAGCAACATAGAAAAATACCGTTCAGAAGTGAAAGGCGTTTCGTACAGGGTTGAACGCATCCCTTTTGGCGAGACGGCATCCACGGAGTCATTGCCGGACTAATCCTTTCGGGGATTCCATGGCGGGACCTGAAGGATATGCCGATAACACTCATCAGCACTCTTAGCCAAGCCCTCCAAGACAGACACAAGTAATGGCAAACATTCAATCAGACATGAAAATCAAGGGTCTTGACGAAACGCTGAAGCGTCTCAAGAAACTTGAACCTGATTATGTTAAAGAGATGAATCGCCAGATTCGAAAAGAAGCTGCACCCACGATCAAATCCATCAAGGATTATCTCAAGTTCATTGACTCTGACATCACCCCGTTCAACTCATCTGGCGGGGATTCCCGCATCACTCAGGGCGAACTCATCAAGGGTCGTGGCGGAGCAACAGCGTGGAACAAACAGCTCATTCTTCGTGGCATACGTTTCAAACTTGGTGGCCCAAAGCGCAAATCGCGGATGGGCAACAGCGCTTATTCAATGTTCAGCATCATTCAAAACAACCCCGCTGGTGCCATCTACGACACAGCTGGGGCGCGCGGTGGCAGTTCCCCATTCATTGACAATCTTGACAGTGAAGATGTTCCGCATCGCTCTGGTGAGCGCAAAGGACGCAAAGGTCCTTCCCGATATATGTGGCCCGGTGGAGAAGAACACCTCCCGCATTTAACAGCAACCGTTCATGGCATTGTGCAGGATGTAATCTTGCGCGTGAACAGAGAAGTGAGATAACTAAATGGCTGCAGTAACGCTTCCTATCGTCACCACCTACAACGACAAAGGTGTCAAAGGCGCACAAGGCTCTCTAAAGGACTTGGTTGGCTCTCAGTTGGGTGCAGCAGTGTCGGCTGGGGCTTTGGTGCGGGAACTTGGCAAATCGGTTCAGGCGTTTAATGACGATGAGAAGGCTGCTGAACAATTAAAAATTGCAGTGCAAAACTCAACGGGTGCAACCGACATTCAAGTTGCTTCCCTTGAGGCGCAAATCAAGAAAATGGAAGCCACCTCTTCAGTCTCAGACGACAAGCTTCGTCCTGCTCTGGGAAACCTTGTTCGCGCCACTGAAGACGTTGACGAGGCCCAACAGCTTCTTGCCTTGGCGCTTGATATTTCAGCAGGTACAGGCAAAGACCTAGAGACAGTTTCTCTTGCTTTAGCTAAGGCCCAGAACGGCAATGTGGGCGCACTTACCCGCCTTGGAGTTTCCCTTGATAAAGACGCTGTCAAAGCCAAAGACTTTGAATCTATCCAACGCCAACTGGCAACCAGTTTCAAGGGCGCATCAGACGCAGCTGCAGCATCATCAGCTGGTGGCATGGCTCAACTGTCAATCACCATCGACAATATGTATGAACTGGTTGGTTCACAACTTTCACCAGCGGTCAGTGACTTTGCCTCAATTCTTAATCACCTCATTCCGTCAGCTGCGGATAAAGCAGCTGGCAAAACCAACAAACTGGTTGACGCGTTCGGCAAGTTATTCCTGTACGTCACCCCTGCAGGCGGGCTTATAAGAGGCGCAAAACAAATCGCTGGTCTACTGCACACTGTCGCCGGGGCACTTGAAGAAACAGCACCCGCAGCTACTTACACGGCTGCAGAGTTTCGCGACATGGACAAGTTGCTGTCTAACAAGTACACAGAGACACTCAAGAAAACAGTGACGGGAACTGACTCTCTTAAAAAGAAACAAGAAGAAGCCCGCAAAGCAGCCAAAGACCATGCGGACACTTTGCGTGATCGTGTAGTCACCGCTGTTGATGAAGTGGCTACGCATCTTCAAGATGCCAAAGACCAACTTCAAGATTTTGCTGACACAACGGCAAGTTCCATCACAGGCATGGTTTCCCTAACTGATGCCATTAAGACTCAAGATGATGCAGCCAAAGGTCTTTCCGATGCCTACAAAGACCGCAAAGATGCTTACAGCGATGTTGCTAAAGCCACTAAAGATGTTGATGATGCTGTCAAGAACCTAATTAAAACTCAAAAGGGCGATGACGTTGACGCAATTGTTGACGCGACAAATGATGTCAAGGAAGCAAAGCTCAAATTGGCAGAAGCAAATGATGCTTTGGCGGTGTCCGAAACAAAAGTCACTTCAGCACAAAACACTGCAGCAACTACAAACTATGCAGCTGCATTTCAAAAGCAAATAGCAGATGCTAAAGCCTTTGCTAGTGACCTTCAATTCTTGGTCAACAACGGGCTGAACAAAGCGGGGCTTGCTCAACTTATTAACCTTGGTCCGACTGCTGGGAAGCAAGTCACACAGGACCTAATCAACAGCACAAACGGCATGAGCCTTGGCGCGTTTAATGAGCAATTGGGCGGTCTAGCAACGACAGCTGCAGGTCTTGGACTAGCTGCAGGAAACGCTTTCTTTGGTGGCAATGTAGCTGCAGGACAAACAGCATTTGACCAAGCCAAGACTTATCAAATCACAGTGAACGCTGGCCTTGTGTCTAACCCTGCCCAAGTCGGGCGCGACATCATCGAAGCAATCAAATCTGCCGAACGCCTGTCGGGCCAAGTTTTCGTGTCGGTATGACCCAGCCACAGCTCCAAGTCCTCATTGGTTTTCAAACCACCACAGGGTTCGGTCAACCATTCCAACTTGATGACGCTTTCTATGGTGTTCTTGACACCGCTGGACGTGGCACTTTGGGCGGTATTCAATTAGCTGATGTCACCGAGTTTGTGCAATCCGTTTCAATCACTCGTGGTCGTTCGCGCCAGCTTGACGAGTTCAACTGTGGAACCGCGCAAATAAACCTTTGGAACAAGACCCGGACATTTGACCCCTTGAACCAGTCATCACCGTATTGGATAGGCGGAGCAACACAGCAAACAGGGATTGTTCCCCGCCTGCCTGTCCAGATTCTTGCTAACGGCATCCCCATCTACACAGGTCTAGTTACGGACTGGGACATTAACTATGACTTGGGGTTCAACGACACAGCCACCGTTCAATGCGCGGACAACTTCACTGTGCTTTCTAACCAGCAAATTAACGCAGTAACGCCATCGGTTGAAAAAACTGGCGCACGAATTGACACTGTTTTGAACTACACCGAAATCAGTTATCAAGGCGCGCGTTCCATTGACACTGGTTCATCCACCCTTGGTGATTTTGCAATCGACCAAGACACAAACTGCCTCAACTATCTGCAGCAAATCAACACCTCAGAGCAGGGCTACCTGTTCATGAGCGCAAATGGAACCCTCACCTTCAAGGGTAGGTCCAGCGTTCTTAACCCCGTGTCAGGAGCCACATTCAACGGTGATGGCACAGGATTGCCTTTCAATTCGCTCATGAACCAGTATGGCGACGAGCTTTTGTTCAATATAATTTCAACCCAGTCCGAGGCGGGCGCGGTTCAAACCACCAGCAGTTCCACTTCCATTGCCCAGTATCAGGCGCAGACTTACAGCCTTCTCAGCCTTCTTAACAGCACCACAACTGAAGTGGCTGGCCTTGGGACTTACCTTTTGGGTCGATACCAAAACCCAATTTTGAGGTTCAACGGACTACAAAGCCAACTATCAGGAATGACCACAACCCAACAAAACATTGCCCTCAGTCTTGACCTCACCAGCATCTGCACAGTGATCAAAAACTTCGTGACAGGCACACCATCAAGCGACAGCCAAACCTTGATTGTTTCGGGCGTGAACCATACAATCACACCCGGCAACCACGTCATTTCGTACACTTTTGAGAGTACGGACGGCAACCAATACCTCACCCTTGACGACGCAATCTTCGGAACGCTCGACAACAACCTTCTCAGTTTCTAAAGGAGACAAATAACATGGCAATTTCACCTAACGTGAACTTCACATCTGGCCAGATTCTGACCGCTACAAACGCTAACCAATGGCCTCGTGGCATTATGGCGTTTGCGTCGCGTACCACTAACACTGGGGCTCTTTCTGTTAATACCGTGACAATTTCAGCAGTTAGTTTTACTGCTGTTGCTAACCGCTATTACAAAATTACTTACTATGAACCACAATCGTTGCCCGGTGGTGCCAGTACTTTTGCGCAGATGGACATTGTAAACGGCACAACTACAGCTGGAACTCCTTTGCAATCTTGTTCTGTTCCGCAAATATCGGGCGCAAGGGCAGGCGCAACCTGTACTTATGTTGGAACTTTTACCGCTGGGACAATAAACATTTGTGCAACTGGTTCACCAAATGGTGGAACCGTAAACTTCATATCTCAATCAAACAACTTTGCTTTTTTAATGGTTGAAGACCTCGGTCTTGCGTAATGCGTAAAAGCCTGATTCTATTGGTGATTTGTGCGTCGCTAACGGCTTGCGCTGATCGTGAACGTCTTAACTGTGACACAACAAAAGCAACCGGATTCCTAGAAAGCAAATGCCCATGAAACTAGAAAAGCGTTTAAGCAACGAAGAAATCAAAGCACGCCTTGTATTTGTCGTGGCAGTCACTCTCTCGTTCGTTCTTGTCGTATCAGTCCTAGCAATGATTTACGGCGTTCTGTTTGTTGTTCAACCAGTTGAAGCAAGTGAATTAGACCAAGAAATGGTCAGCATCCTGACTTATGTACTTTCCACCCTTGCTGGGGCGTTGGTGGGCCTCGTAGCTGGGAACGGCTTGAAGAATCCCCCGAAAGAACCTGAAGCATGAGTAACCGCGTCTACCCGTACTACCCATCATGGGACGGCAAAACCACACAACCCGTGACCAGCAAACTCGTTGAACTATGCAAAGCACGTTGGGGTCTTGTGTCCCTAGGCACCTACGCCAACCGCGCAATGCGGTCAGGGGCAAGCCTCAGCGTTCACGCCACCGGGTATGCAGCTGACTTGAAATACAAAGACGAAACCCAAGCGCGCATCATCTGGGACTGGTTCCTTGCCAACTCAAAAGCCCTTGGTCTATGCGAAATGCACTGGTACGCCTATGGTGAATACGGCGCGGGCTACCGCTGTTCTCGTGGCGAAGGCAAAGCAGGGGTCAAGATTTACACCGCTGATGACAACGCTGGTTCCTACCAAGGCTCACCGAATTGGTTTCATATAGAACTTGCCAATCAAACTCCAGAGAACTTTGAAAAAGTCTTTCGAGCATTGAAATAAGGATTCCCAGCTTGTTTGAGCGAACTGGGGTTAGGTGGTGGGTGCCTTTGTTTCCATTGGGGTATCCACCACCGCTTTCTCAAATTGTGTAAAGTCACATCCAGCCACTCAAAGGGCTTAACCAAAGGAAACACATAATGCAGAAAATCATTTTCGACTTACCGCTTTTCAGGAGCACAGACCCTGAAACTTCACGGCAAGTGACCCCCATGAAAGTGGGCAGTCACCGCGCCATCCTCCTAGCCATCTACGCCGATGCCACGCTGGGCCTCACAGACGAAGAAGCTGCATCTCGCGCTTCAGCCCAAGGTCATGAAATAAAGGGCTACTGGAAGCGATGCTCAGACTTACGCACTGCTGGCCTTATCCACGACTTAGGCATCCGTAGGACGCTCTCAAGTGGCTCTCAGGGCATTGTGTGTGCCGTTACACAATCAGGTCTAGACATGGTCAGGGGCTGGGCATGAAAACCTACACCCACGAGCAAATGTTTATAGCCGTCCTGTTCGGCTGGTGCCTGTCATGGGCCTATTTCAAGGTCATCAACCACTGGTGGCGTAAGTGATGCTCCCATCGTGGGGCTATATGCCGTTATGGTCTAAGGACAAACTAACCCTCGTCCAAATCTTTACAGATTCGGCAACAGAAGAAATCGTCAAGGTCACAGTCGCCACAAGGCAGGCTCCATGGATGACGTTTGCTTCGATTACAGAAGTTGAAATGGTTGATTAAGAGAATCATGGCACTAGCCCTCATCACCGCATTATCCACCCCAGCCCACGCAAGTGCAGCTGCTAATTCCCACGCCAAATACAACGGGGTGTTACCTGATCAATATTATGACCAACTCGCCCGGTGCGAAACTGGTGGCAACTGGTCACACAGCACAAAGTCCTACACAGGCGGTTTAGGCATCCACCGCCAGACATGGCGCACATGGTCAGACACTCCCAGTGCAAAAGGCAAGACACCGAAGCAACAGGTCAAGGTCGCTGATGCCATAGCATTCAAATCCCACATCAATCTTGACGGACGCAAAATATGGCGCGTTGGGCCGTGGGGCTGGGGTTGTCTGAAGGGACAAGCATCCCTGCAAAGATTCATCTGCCAATCAAGACACACGCTTGTTGTCAAATGGAAACGTAACTGTGGAAAGGTACACACAAATGGAAACATCAACGGGCGAGCTAATCGCCAAACTAACTAACCTCAGCCATAACTTGGCTCTGGAGTTGCGGTTCAAGGAATCAAGCCTTGTGCTTGAAGCCGTAGGCGCGCTTCACGCATTGCCGAACATCGCTGAAACCATCCGAGATTCATGGCACCCATCATTCAACAGTTCAGGCCCATCAAAAGGCATCACATACATAAGCAACGTATCATTGGGGAAATCAGATGAGTGAAAAAGTAATCGTGGGCAACATTGGCATCCACCAAGTCACCAAGGACAACATCACCTGCAAAGTGACAGACCATGACACCTTTAGCTGCATCACGCTTGACTTTGGTTTGACCAGCGTCACACTATTTACGACCCGTGATGACACTGCAGCTATTAGAAGAATTCTGGGTGGCTGGTGAGTGAGTACACACACAACGATGACATGGCAGACCTGCTCTATGCCAAAGACCAAGAGATTGCTGAACTGCAAAAGAAGCTTGAATACGTTCGTTCAATGCTCAACCAACTAGAAAAGGACTATGCCCGTGGGCTTTGATATTGACTCCTATGAACCAGTCCAAAGCAGGTTCTCTCGCTTCATCGAATGGGCCGAAACCCGTGAGCAGTTCTTCGCTGTCATCTCTGAACTTCTGTCCCTGCCCGGTGAAGACATTTGTGTCATGAAGACCAGCATCCTTTGCGATGGCGTGGTGGTAGCCACAGGCCATGCCGAAGAAATCAGGAACATGGGAAATGTGAATAAAACGAGTTCTTTGGAGAACTGTGAAACGAGTTCGCTCGGACGCTGTTTGTCGAATTTCCCTATGCACAACTTCTGTGGGTCAACGCTTGACAAACGCCCATCCCGTGAGGAAATGCAGAAGGTGCAGCGCGGAGACACAGTCATTACTGAATCCAGCAACCTTGCCTCAGAGAAGCAACAGAACATGATTCGTGCCGTCTGTAAATCCATGGGCAAAGTGCCACCTCACAACCTTCAGTCGTTCAGCAAAAGAGAAGCTTCGGCCTACATCGATTCATTGAAGAATGGGGAGCAACCAGCCCCGACCTACGACTCACCAGAAGAACCGTTCTAACGTGCTGGACCTATTCACCTTCATTGTGATGATTAGCGCGGTTGGGATGTGTGGGTTCATGCTTGGAAAAGACAAGCGATGATTCCCATCACCGAGTCATCATTTCAGGCCCAAGTAAAAGCACTGGCGTTCCAGTTCGGCTGGTCATTGCATCACTCACAGCCGTCAATGACGCGGACAGGGCGTTACATCACCACAGGGTCCACAGGATTCCCTGACCTTGTCATGGCTCATCAAGAGCGCGGACTCATCTTTGCTGAACTCAAGACCGAGAAAGGCAAAGCGTCAGAAGCACAGCTGCAATGGTTGAGAACACTTCACCCTCACGCTGAGTGCTACCTTTGGCGACCATCAGACATTACCTTCATAGCCCAAAGGCTCTCCCAGTGTTAATACTCGCGTGGTACGCACTGCTAATATCCATCGGCATTGCCATCCTTCAGGGGATTCGAAAGAACTAACACAATGATCACAACTGAATACGACCATGGCCACATACGGAGTTGAACTGTGTTGGTGTTTACACGGGAACGTGGGTCGTGCAGTGCGCCTTGCCTCTTGTGATGACTTACTTGAAGGGATGCTGGGGTCAGTCACTGTTCAGCGTCTAAACGTCATAAATACGAATGGTGTCCACTTCAACAATGTGTCCGGCAACCTTGACCTACTTGGTCAGAACTGTGGGGAACACAAACCACCAGACCAAACACGAACACGAAAGCAACCGCAGGCGAAGCCAAGGGCGCTAGATAAACACCAAAGGAAACCAACATGACAGCACACAACACCAAAGCACGAAGCCACTCAACCTTCAAGGCCATACGAAAGCAGCTACTTGAACACGACAACCACTGTGCAATCTGTGGCAACGAAGCAAACACAATCGACCACATCAGACCAGTCGACACGTTCACCAACCCAATAGATGCCAACACCCTTGAGAACTGCAGGGTCCTATGTCGAAGCTGCAACTCCAGAGCTGGGGCGCGCTATGTGAACGCCAAAACAGCAGGCAAACTCGCCACCATCGCAGACCAAGAACCAACACCAAAACCAAAGACGCATTACAAAACCCCCCCCGAAAAAACGAACACACGTTTGACCACGCAAAGTGAAACAAAGTTTTTAGACGAAACCGTCTTCCTTCC